ATCCCAGACTCGGGGTTGTCAGTCCTGCGACGCGGGCGCGGCGCGGCTTTGTGAGTTGGGAAGTCTGATATATCGAACGAAACCTGCAAGGGGCCGATCGCATCAGTGCAGACGTAGAACTCCAGTTTCGAGGTCTGGTACGAATTCTGGCCATATGAGATGGACTTTTCCAGTTGAAACAGTCCGCGCTCAATTGCCACCGCGTCTTTGTAGTTGCGGTCGTTCTCCCAGTCGTAGGACTCAGGCACGTAGGATGCGTAGCGGCCCTTAATCGCAACCGTGTTGATTATGTACGGCTCAAACGCATCTAACACGGCCAGGAAGTAGCGTCGCACAAACTCTGCGCGATGCGGACTGCTCACATGTTCGCCTTGATCACCAGCGAGCGAATCAGGCGCACGGAAGGTAACTTGCTCTGCACCCCGAAATGGGCTATGAACCAGCCATGGCGCTAACTCAATGGTGCGCGTGACGTCAGGCTTTCGCGTATTGCCGTCCCAGCCACCCTCGCCCGTCCACGTGATCGACTTGCCCGTGGTTGGGAGCGCATGCACAAGCGCATGATCTTTTTCAAGACGCTTACGCTTTGCGGCTATCTCTTTGTCGAATTGCTCTAAGGTTTTCATGTCAATGCCTCAGTGAGATTTCGTAACCCGCGCGAGCTGTGAAGACCTCGCCAGGACCGAAGAACCCGCCACCGTTCGCCCCTTGAAGGTTCCACCCTTCGCCGGCCTCGATAGTGACCGGCCCGCGCTTCCATTTGAGGATAAGCGAAGCACGCGTCAGTCCATCTTCGTGGCAATCACGCTTGCAAATGAACTGCCCGACGGTGGCGTGGCTGTCGTGGCTCATCTCAACGCGCAGCGCATCTGGTCGCAGTGTCGAGCATCCGCCAAGCGCGGCTAGGATCACTGGAAACGAGGTGGCCACAACAATGTTGCGGAAGAAACGGAATGAGCGCGGCGCCTGCGGCCGCTGGAGTTCGAAGGCAGCGCGCACGGCACGCTGTACGTCGACACGCACTGCAGGCACACCATCATCAACGAAGTCAGGACAACCAGGGGCGTGGCCGAGCCGTCTAACCAGTTCGCAGCATTTACACATTGATGCAATTCCTCATTATCTGCACTGGCTGTGCATTGTCGGGCTGCCTCAGTGAAGCAGCCCTGCAATGTCACAACTGCAGTGCGGCTTCTCGCGTGCCGTATGTGCTCACGTTAACCCAGCGTCCGTCAAGAGTGCGGTACTGGCGTATCCATCCGCCCGTGTGCGGATCTTGGTACGCGCTAATCCAGTTCAGCGCCCTTTCTCCGAAGCAACGAAGGCACGCGCCGTTGTCCATCTTGCCACTAGCCTTGCATGTAGGACACGGCGTGACGCGGCGGACGTATCCGTTTGTCGATAACAGCACGCCGCAAGCCGTGATTGCTTGACCGTTTCGACCGGTATCGTTGTTCGAAAGAACGGTATAACCGTGACGTGTCAGGAATTCGCGGCATCCTGAGCCGTCCACGTCTTGTGGAATGCTGTCAGACAAGTAGCGCGGCAGAAAGCCACTCTCGTTAGCGACTTCGTCTATCAGTTCTTTTTGCATGGGGGGTTAGCTCCTGTCGTGGTCTGCGTAGTACGTGTCGCCGTGAGCGTCGCCACCCGTGGCGCGATATTCGGCTGCCTCTTCCTGGCGATCGTAGAACGCATCCGTGTCGGTAGGCGTCGCGTGGTACTCATCCCAGACGTCGCGGCGTGCGATTTCAATCGAGCAATTGAAATTCCTGGCGTATTCCTGCGCTTCGGCTTCCTGTCGAGCGTCCGTGAGCGGCTTGGCAAACAAGTCAGTGCGCATTGTGCAGTCTCCTGTCGTGCTGGCTAGCACGTGCGCCGATGGTTGCCCGAATTCGGCTGCATGTCAATAATTATTTTTGTGACACGATTCTCAGCCGCCACTAGTGTGAACTCCACAATAGTGACAAATTTTGTCAGTTCGAATCTACGCCCACGCCATGTGGCCTCACGCACGTACTACGGCCACAACATATTGTGGCCGGCGCTCTGTCACGTCAGTGAGACAGTGCCTATGCGCATAACGTGCATTACGTTAACTCGCGCGGGGATTGTGGCGGTGGTGACACAATGCGTGACGGATATGGTACCGGCGAAAATGAGCCTCATACTTCGGCCCGAGGTCGATCGATTCAGGTGGCTTTAGGGCGCGCGCCATTTCGACGTGGCTCCAATTGACAGACGCACGGATTTCCACGCGTACGGGATCCGGATCCGTATTGCCGGATTCCCCAGATTCCCAAATTTTGGCGCCCTCGCGCGCGGGTACGGACCTCACCCGCAGTTCCTGCCGGGAACTATTGACTCGCCGGTGAAACGGTAATACACATGCGCGGGCGTGGCCCGTACTCTCCTGGCGGCGTCACGTCCCGACGCGCACCGCGTCATTCGAGGCTCGCCGTGGGCCCAGCGAAGGCTTCATGTCTTCAAACCCTACGGCGAGCCTCATTCCACACGGAGGACGACATGGCAGACGCGCACATTCCGAACATCAAAGTCCGCGTCAAGCGGATCAACATCAAAGCCCTCGTGTACGCGGTTGCCGGCGCGGAGCCTGCCTATCCGGTCTACCAGTTCTCGCGGCGTCGCGTGCGCGTCGAGCGTCCTGGGCACAATCCCTTCGCTACGAATCCGTCTTGAAGTTCCCCATCGTGTCCACAGACGCAGCCAGTCGTGGACCGTCGTCCGGTGGCGCCGCTCAGCGGTACCGCAAGCCTACGGTTCAGGACCTTGCCGCAAACATCGCGGTGGACGCCTGGGCACGATTGCTCGGCCTGCTCGCAGACGGCGTGTCATCGACGGATGCGATCAAGACGGTGGGCGCCACTCGCGCGCTGGTGGAAGGGATGCTGCGCGCGAGCCCGGAATACCGGAAACAGTGGAACGAAGCGCGCATCGCCGCCCACCGGCGCGACTGGGACACGGATCTCATCATCAGCATCTGCGCCGGGATTGCGGGCGGCCTGACGGTGAAGAAGGCGTGCGAGAACCACAACCGCAACCCGACGAGCTTCCTCACCCTTGTGCTCGCGGATCCGGTGACGAAGGAGGAGTACGACAACGCGCGGAAAATCCGCGCCGAGATGTGGGCCGACGAGACGATCGAGATCGCGGACAACGACGGGAACGACATCGATCTGAATGGACGCGGGAACGTCGCGTCAGTGAAGCGCGCCGACACTCGGATCCAGGCGCGGCAGAAGCTAATGGCCGACTTCGCGAAAGACCGGTTCGGTGATGACAAGAACAAGACCGAGGTCAACGTGAATCTCAACCTCAACCACGCGGAACGCCTCGAAGCGGCGCATGCGCGGCGCCGGCAGTTGAAGCGCGACGAGTCACCGATCGACGCAGAGATCATTCAGAAGCCTGCAGTACCGGACTGGTTGAGCGAATGACCTACGCGCAGTACGTCAGCAACGGCTACCACTACGCCGACTGGCTGCGGCTCAGTTTCTTCGGCAAGGCACGATGTGCATTTCGCGGTTGGCCTCGGTATCTGACCATTTCGCTGAGCCCTTTCGCTCTTCGGGCCTACCGAGATTGGGGCTTCGCCACTTCGCAGGACTGTGAGTACTTTCATCTTGGGCCTCTGGTTCTCAGCTGGTGGTGCAAGTGACACACACCGACATCGTCACCGAAGAGCTGCCAACGCTCACGAAGGAAGAGTTCTGGCAGGCGCTGCGCATCTGCGCACCGAAGATCAAGCGCAGTACGTTCGAGCGGGACTGGAAGCGCTTCATTGGTCTGAAGGTGCGCGACGAGTTGCATCTCGGCCCGCTGCAGTCGGTGAAGTGATGGGCTGGTTTACCGATTGGCTTGTGGCTGAAGACGAACCTGTCGTCGAGCCGACAAAGTGTGAAAACTGCGGTAAGCCTCTCGCCACAGCGCGAGCCGCGCATACTCTTGCAGGACTTGCCGCGTGCTGCCCCGACTGCCTCATGACGGACACGCCTTGCGGGTGCCCGACGTGAACGCACAACTGACCGAACAGCAGTTTGAAAACGAACTCCTTATCGAGATGGAGGAGTGCTTCGACGACTTCGAGCGATACGTGATGTTCGCTTTCAACTGGGGTGAAGGCGAGCTGGCAGAGCATGACGGACCTGACACATGGCAGCGGAAGTTCATGGAGGACATCCGCAAGACTCTCAAAGGTGATCCGCAGGCGTCGATCCGTCTGGCGCGCTCCTCGGGGCACGGCGTGGGCAAGACCGCGGTAGTGGCGTGGCTGATCCTCTGGTGCATGTCAACGCGGCCGCATCTCTCCGGCGTGGTCACTGCGAACACCATGATGCAGTTGAACACGAAGACGTGGCGCGAGCTTGCGCTCTGGCACAAGCGCGCGATCAATCGCCACTGGTTCAAGTGGAGTGCCACGAAGTTCTGGCACGTCGACCATCCTGAAACATGGTTCGTTGCAGCCGTACCGAATTCAGAACACAACTCTGAAGCGTTCGCCGGCTTGCACGCGAAGTATGTGCTCGTGATTTATGACGAAGCTTCGGCGATTCCAGACAAAATTTGGGAAGTGACCGAAGGCGCGATGACGACTCCGTGCGCCATATGGGCCGTGTTTGGCAACCCCACAAAGAACACTGGTCGGTTCCGGCAGTGCTTCGAGCAGGACAAGAAGCGCTGGATCACCGCGAAGGTCGACAGCCGCACCTGCAAGATGACCAACAAGGTTGAGATCAACGAGTGGGTAGAAGTGTATGGAGAAGACAGCGACTTCGTGCGCGTCCGCGTGCGCGGCGAGTTCCCGCGCACGGGCTCGATGCAGTTCATCTCCAGTGATCTTGTCGACGACGCGATGCTCCGCGACATGCCGTTCGAAGCGTACTGCATGCTCCCTGTCGTTCTGGGAGTCGACGTGGCCCGTTACGGAGATGACAAAACGGTCATCGTGGCCAGACAAGGACGGAAAGTTCTCGAAGTCCAGAAGTACCGCGAGTTCAACACGATGCAGACTGCGGTGGCTGTGGTTGCTGCTATCAAGGAGCATCGTGCTGCTGTCACTTTTGTTGACGGCAATGGTCTTGGCGCCGGCGTTGTTGATCGCTTACGCATGCTCGGGTACGAAGTCATCGAAGTGAATGCCGGCGAGTCGGCACGAGAAGACGAGACGTACTACAACAAACGCGCTGAAATGTGGGGCCGCATGCGTGACTGGATCAAGCTTGGCGTGGACTTGCCGGCTGACATGGATCTGCGCGCTGCGCTCATCGGGTTGGAGTACGACTTCGATGACAAGGAGCGCATCAGACTCGAACGGAAAAAGGACATGAAGAAGCGTGGTCTCCCAAGTCCGGACGAAGGAGACGCGCTGGCGCATACGTTTGCTGAAGAACTCGGCGACCTGAAGAAAGGTTGGTTCGAGCCAGACGATGAAGCGTTCGAGCCAGCAGCTGCGGCCTGAACTAACATAGAGTTAACCGAAACACCGTTTTTGGTAACACGAACTTTACTTGGAGGTGATCCCAGATGTCGAACGAAGTGAAAGCCAAGATTTACCGCGAGATGATCTCGGAGTTGAATGCTCGCGAGACGCCGCTGCGTAACGAACGCAGACGACTTGAGGCTGCGGCCTCGCGCATCACCGAGATCGACGCTGCGCTCGAAGTGATCAAGGAAGAGCGACAGGAGTACGTTGATGCGCTTACGCCGCTTGAACCGCAACCCGTCGAAGCCACGCCGAAGTTCGACCGATGAGCACTCGTAGCAAGGCGCAAGCCAGTGTCACGTATTACGACTCCGTCAGCCTGCGGTCTGCAGCTCGCACGGCCATCGTCAATTGGGTCAACGCACAGGCGACTGCGCTCTCCAATGATTCTACGCCGAAGGCGTTCAAGCGGAAGTACGTCGCTCAGTATCTCACCGGTGCGGCCAAGTCGAGTGTGCTACAGGCGCAAATCGAGCTGACGGATTCCGCCAAGTGGGATGCGACCACGCGCAGCGCTGTTGTCGCGTGGCTGCAAGCCGTCGCTGCGAAGCTCACGGCGGATGCAACGCCGCTTACGTTCAAGCGCACGCAGGTGTTTACGTTCGGGCGCTGAAGCATGGCCAAATACGTCATTGCGTGGACCGAGCGGTACGAGCGGATCGTTGAGAGGAAGGACATCAACGAGGCCGCTCAGCACGCGAAGTTCGCAGTGGCGCAAAGGCCCGGCGCAGTTCTTCTGTCGGTAGAGGAGGTCAAAGATGAAGCCCCAAAGTAATCGCATCCTCTTGCCGGGATTGAACGGCCGAGAGATCACAGCGGACTACAACAAAATCTTCTTGCATGAAGGGACAAGTGAGCGTCGTGCGAAATTGGAAATGTTCATCGCTAAGCGACTGGGTGAACGCGTGGCTGCTACGTATCCTAACCGTCAGTGGAGCGTTGAGGTTGATCTGGATAATCAGATGGTGGTGCTGATGTGCCCGAGCGTGTCTACCACCAAGGGCTACCATCTGCATTTCCGCACGCGTACCATCCACGACATGCAAGCGGCGGCTGTCAAAGCGGCCGGCGAGATCCTTGAACGGCACAACATCTCGCGCTCGAATCGGTTTAACCCCGAGGTGTTGGAAACGTTGCCGCGTGATCTGCGCGACAACGTAATCGCAGTCGACGCGAAGCCGGAGCGTTACTGATGGGCGAGGTACGCACGCTGGCGCCTAAAGGCAACGACACGCCTGAGCAATTCGTCACGAACATCACTCAGCACATTAAGAAACTTCGTGAAGATGGCGCGAAGAACATCAATGTGGTTTGCGTTATCTCTTACGAGGAACTAATCGACGAGGAACTGATGACGAACTACCGCGGCGGTTGGACAAGCGGCATGCCTCGTGAGCGCGTTTACTATGCGGGCGGTTGGATGCAGCAGCGCTCGATGAAGGAGTACTCTGATGACGCCTGAGCAGAATGGTTATTCGCGCACGCCCGCGGACTTGCCGCCGGGCATGAGCGGCGAGACGATGATGCCACCGCTCGGCGGTGCGAAGCCCACCTCTGGCAGCACTGAGAGCACGATGTCGGAGTCTGACGCGTGGGCCATTCAGAAGGCGCGACAGATTTACGTCAGCTCTGCGAACTACAAAGCGCAGAACGTGACGAATCAGTGGGAGCGCAACCTGCTGCACTTCCGCAATCAGCATGCACCCGGCACGCCGTATGGTCGCGCTGACTGGAAGCGCTCGCGCACGTTCCGACCGAAAACACGCGCCAACGTCAAGTCGCAAGAAGCGAGCGCCGCTGCGGCGGTCTTCTCGACGCGCGACATCATGTCAGTGGAAGCGCGCAACCCAAATGATCTGGAGAACGTGGCGTGCTCGGAAGTCGTCAAAGAGATCGTTCAGTACCGTCTCGAAACTAATGCACTGTCTTGGTTTCTGACCGTGATCGGCGCGTATCAGGACACCAAGGTCTACGGTGTCTGCATCAGTCACCAGAACTGGGACTACCAAGTCAAGGTAGAGACGGTGCCTGCAGTTGACGAGCAGGGCCAGCCGATCATGGGCACTGTCGTCGGCGAGAACGGCGAGTCTGAGCAGATACCGATGGGCCGCGAGCAGAAGACCGTCATTCAAGACAACCTCGCGGTGGATCTGATCGAGCCGGAGAACTTCGGCTTCGATCCGATGTGCGACTGGCGCAACCCCGCGCAGACTTCGCCTTACCTTCTGTGGATGAAACCGATTCATGCAGGCGATGCGCTGGCGCTGATGAAGCAGGCGCATCCGAAGTACGGGCCGATCTGGCGCGAGTATTCGTTGCAGCAGATTCTGTCGACGCGTCGTGAGATCGACAATCGCACGCGCCGGGCGCGTGAAGGTTATGAGCGCATTGACCCGGTGAACGATCAGTCCGGCAATCCGTTCACGATGGTGTGGGCGCATCTGAACGTGCAGCGTGTGGAGGGCGTCGACCTCGCGTGGTGGACGATGGGCACGGAGCTTGTGCTCACCGACCCGATCCCGTTGCGCGAGATGTACCCCTGGCTGAAAGTTGGCGAGCGACCGTTTGTCGTCGGCACGTCCACGGTGGAGGCGCACCGTAACTATCCCGCGGGCGATGTCGAACAGGCAGCGCCGCTGCAAGAGGAAATCAACAAAGTCGCCAATCAACGCCTCGACAACGTGCTGCTGGTGTTGAACAAGCGCTACTTCGTGCGCCGCGGATCGCAGATCGATCTCGATGCGCTCGTACGTAACGTGCCCGGCGGCGGCGTGATGGTGAACGATCCCGAAAAGGACGTTGAAGTTGTCAGCACGCCGGACGTTACCAGTTCCAGCTATCAAGAGCATGACCGACTGGCGACGGAGCTGGATGAGTTGGTGGGCGGATTCAGCAATTCCAGTGTGTTGAACAACCGACAATTGAATGAGACCGTGGGCGGACTTGACCGCATCGCGTCGTCTGCCGGCGCGGTGCAGGACTACGGCGTCAAGGTCTTCTTCGAGACGTGGCTTGAACCGGTGCTTGGGCAGATCGTGCGATTGGAGCAGCTCTACGAAAGTGACGAAGTCGTGCTCGCGCTCGCGGGCGACAAGTCGCAGGCATTCAAGCGACTTGGTCATGACAAGCCCACCGATGAGCTGCTGACACGTGATCTCGTTGTGCAGATCAACGTCGGCTTGGGTAACACCGATCCGATGATGCGTGTACAGCGACTCGTTTACGGTTTGTCGCAGGTTGGGTCCTTGCCCGGCATGTCCGATCGCATGCGCACCGATGAGGTGGCAAATGAGATTTTCGGAGCGCTGGGCTACAAGAACTCCAAACGGTTCTTCCTGAGTGACCAAGAAATGGCGGAGAAGCAGAAGCAGAACCCGCCGCAAATGCCTCCGGAAATTCAGGTGAAGATGGAAGAGCTGAAGATCCGCAAAGAAGACAACGATGCACGCCACCAGAAAGAGAAGGCGGAGCTGGAACTGAAGCGAGAAGTTGCGTACGCTGAGCTGGCACTGAAAGAGAAGCTCACGCTGGAACAGATGTACGTGAAGCTCGGTATCGAAAAGGAGAAGAGCCAGACTGCCCGCGATTCGAAGGCGCTCGATGCGCACTTGAAGATCGCTGAGCACAACATCAAACGGACCGAAGCGGCCAACAAACCGCAGAAGCCCACCACGCCACCGAAGGGAGGTAAGCCCAATGGCTGATTCAATAGTGACTAAGCCGGTGATCGGCGCTGCGCGTAAAGCGACGATTGACAAAGCAGTTGACGACATGCAGACGGGTGCGCCGAACAGGCCGCGTCATCCGTCGGCGAAGGCGGCGACACCCGAGCGCAACGCCAGCTACGATGACATGGAGTCGCGCATCTACGGCGACAAGTCGGCAAAGACGAAGAGGTAACGCCATGCCTCTCGACAAGAGCGGCAGCAAGGCTGCCATCGGGAAGAACATCGCCGCTGAACAGGATGCGGGCAAGCCGCACGACCAAGCGGTGGCGATTGCACTGGAGACTGATCGTCGCGCAGGCGGCGGACACGCCAAGCCGCGCCACACGCGCAATGGTCAGTACGTCACTGGCAAGAAGCATCCGGCGACTCGACACTACTAAACGTTTCAGAACAGGAGAGACCTACCCATGGGCGGTCACATCAAAGCGGTCTGTGTCAACACAGGCCAGAAGTTCGCAGCCGAGTACGTACACAATTTGATGCGAAGTGTTGCAAAGCATTCGCCTATTCCGCTTGAGCCGCACGTGCTGACTGATAAGTCGGGGTTTGTCGACTACCGCACTATCGCAGTCTCGCCGAAAGAATGCCTTCGCAGCTATTGGGACAAGCTGATGCTGTTCCGACCGGGCGCTTTTGAACGTGGCGATCGTGTCATCTTCTTCGACTTGGATGTGCTCGTGTGCGGTTCGCTTGCGCCCATGCTTGAGCGTGCGGAGCCGTTCATCATCATGCGAGATGGCGTGCGCACGCATCGCTTCAATAGCTCAGTCATGATGTGGACGGTGTCCGAATTGACAGAGCATTATTGGTTGTCGTGGGCTGCCGCCGGCAAGCCAATTGCTCGGGCTCTTCCGCACACGAAAGGCGATCAAGCGTGGATGGAACGTGAGATGCGTGAACGTGGACCTATGCCCGCTGTGTGGCAAGACATTCTTCCTGGCGTGGTGGCGCCTTACTACCAAGCCCAACCCGGTGCGGATCCTGATGACACGGATACGTGGTTGCACCTCGACGCACCGAAGGACGCAAGCGTTGTCGTATTCCACGGCAGACCGCGCTTCTCCGAGATGGCAGACGGGTTTTGGGCAAAGGAGATGTGGCGTGGTTAAAGGAGAACTTGAGACACTGGAAGCAGTGCTTAACGGAAAGAGCATCGCGCGCTACGGCGACGGCGAACTGAACAACCTCGAAGGAAAGAAGTGCGTGCCTCAGCTCATGATGCCGGGGCTCGCTGAAGAACTGCGCGAGATCATGACGTCGAAGAACGACGCGTGTCTTGTTGGCATCCCGTATGTCGACTCGCGCATGCCACCGGAGAAGCAAGCATCATGGAAACACTATCTACCCCGTTTCGAGCCGTTCAAGAGGCAGAAGAAGCAGTATTACAGCGCGTTCATCACGAGGCCCGACAGCGCGCCGTGGATCGCTACCAAAGAGTACTTCGACAAAGTCAACTCGCTGTGGAAAGACAAGGAAGTAACGCTGGTGTGGGGCGGCTACCGCTCGCTGTATCCGGACTTCCTCCGGAAGACCGGTGCGGTCAAGGTTCACTCGGTGATTGTCAGCTACGAGGATGCTTATGCACAGATCGATGATATTGAGCGGCGGGTCATGGCAACAGGATCAAAAACAATCCTGCTCTGTGCGGGACCGACCGCTACCTGCCTCGCACACCGATTGTCGTTGCGTGGAGTGCAGGCGATTGATCTTGGGCACATCGGTCTCTTCTGGAGACACGCCGACGCCGCCCACAAAGACATCTCGATCGCCCCTGTAACGGTGCTGCCAAAAGTCGAGGTCACCAAGGCGCAGATCAAAGCATATGGCGCCGTCGATATCACACCGCGGGCTGAGGGCTTGTGGTGGCCGCGAATCGATGACAGGCCGGAGCAGACGTTGCGAGAACAGCATCGCGTCGCTGCGAAGCTGCGCGAATGGATGCACAGCAACACCAATCCGCTCGACTATGACGACCACACGGCGGTGCTGGTGGGCGCGGGAGCGGGGCCTCTTGCGTTCGAGGCGGCAGGGCATTTCAAACGGGTGTATGCATTCGAGCCGGACTTCGGCATGTTCGGCGCGCTGCGGCGGAACATCCACATGCACAACTGGAAAAACATCGCGTTCTACAAAGAATGCGTCGGCGACAAGGTAGGCACCACGCGGATGAAACCTGGACACCTTGCAGGTGAATGGCGCATTGACGTTGAGGGGCCGGCGTCTGTCATGCAGACAACCATCGACGCCATGGAGCTAGACGACTGCAGCGCCATCATCGTAAATGGTGATTGCGGCTATGTGATGGGCGGAGCGATCGAAACGCTCAAGCGCTTCTCGCCAAAAGTGATCGCACTATGAAGTTCGATTTCGACGACCAACAGTTTCAGTACCTGTACGTTCAGTGCGGCGATATCTCACACGTGGACTTGAGTGATTGGTACGAAGCCTACTGCGACCGCATTGAAGCAGTGTTCAATTCCATGGAGCCAGCACTGCCGAAGACTTGCCGTTCGCTGCTCGATATCGGCGGCGGGCTTTCGGGTATCAGCGCTCGACTGAATCAGCATTACGGCGGCAACGTGCGTGTGTGCGTGCTCGACGGCAAGAACACATTGGCGCAAGTGGATCGACACAGCCAGCCGTTCAACAACGCCACGCAGACGCAGACCTTTCTGCGCAAGAACGGAGTGCGCAACCAAGACTTCTACAGTCCAGACGATGAGGTCACTGAGTCGTTTGACCTCATCATAAGTACGCAAGCGTGGTGCTTTCATATCGCACCGTGCGTGTACCTCGACATGGTAAAGCGCACACTGCGGCCGAGCGGCTCACTCATCGTCGATGTGCGTCGCGGGCACCCAGAATGGCTGACTCAACTCGATGACACTTTCGGAGCAAGCACGTTGCTCGCGAGCGCGCCGAAATGGCTCCGAGTCGGATACGAGGTTAAGTATGCTGAGTGACGCGTACCGCAAGCAGCTTCAAGAACTGCACAGCGACCCGAGTCTGCGATGGGGAAACGACGGCAAGTTTCACCGCGCTCGCGTGGCAGAGCTTGCGGCACAAGTCAGAGCCAAAACGCTGCTTGACTTTGGCTGCGGGCGCAGTTCGTTGGCGAAGACGCTGAAGTACTACGGCTCTAAGTTGCTCATTTCAGAGTACGACCCTGGACGACCTAAGAAAGCGCACCTGCCGCGCGGCCCGTTCGATATGGTGACTTGCACTGACGTGATGGAGCATGTCGAACCGGATCAAGTTGACGCTGTGCTTGGAGCTATAGCGGCTCGTACGCGCAAGCGGGCGTACTTCATGATTGATTGCGTAGAGGCGAATCAAACGCTACCGGATGGACGCAACGCGCACCTTACGGTACAGCCGCCGGAATGGTGGCAGGTGCGCATCTTAAAAGCCTTCGACTATCACTTTAACTACGACTTCATCATCCAGTCGCACGGCAAAAAGATGGAAGCAGTGGTGACGCGTCCATGAAGCCGGTCATCGTAATCGGAGGCGGATGGTCGTTCGGCGAGCACTTCACCGACGATTTGCGCTCTCGCGGCACAGTGATCGGTGTCAACGATTCTGCGGTTCATACGCGCGTGCATATCGCAGTCACCATGGATCGGCTGTGGCTGGAAGGCCGTGCTGAGACCATGGACTACCTTGCGATTCCGACGTACTACCGTGAAGGCACCTGCAAGAACGGCAAGCCGCCGCACGCGAT